CGAGAAGCTCGACTACCAGACGGTTGCACAAGCGGTGCAGGACGTGATCGGGCACACCGGAGCAACGGTTAACGACGTCGCGGAGTACGAGGACGACGGAGTTGGGGAATGAGCCGTCGCGCCGTCCTGTTCGCCGCCCTCGTCCCGGTCGGTGCTGTGCCGGCGGCTGCGGTGAGTCACGGTGACGGGCATCACCGCACCGTCGTCGACGGCCACCAGGTTCGTTTCGACGGGTTGGGGCCGGAGCGGTGGGCGCAACGCTGGCGGCAAGAGCACCGGATGGTTGTCAGGCTCCGCCGTCGGCTGCAGTCGGCCCGGGCAGTGACCGCACCCGTGTCGCTGGGGCCGGCGGCGGCGATCCGCTACGTCTTCGGCGTCTACGCCGACCAGGCGCTCAGGGTGGCCGGCTGCGAGTCCGGCCTTTCGATCTACGCCCGCAACGGAAACTATTTCGGTCTGTTTCAGATGGGGTCGCGGGAACGGGCGATCTACGGGGACGCCGGGGATGCTGTGGGGCAGGCGCAGGCGGCGTACCGGTATTTCGTCGCGTCGGGCCGGGATTGGTCGCCTTGGTCGTGCAAGCCGTGACGTTGTTGCTGTTCGTGTTCGCGCTGGCCGTTTTGGCGGTGGTGTGGCGGGCGCTGCGATGAGCGGCGCTGACGGAGAACAGGAGGCGTGATGGAACGCGACTACTTGGAGCGCACGATCGCGACCGTCCGCAACCACCGCAACGCCGACAACTGCTGGCCGCAGTGGGCAAACATCTTCGCCGACGAGATCGAACGGCTGTGGCAGATCGAGGACGCGCTTCCCGCCGCTGCCCCTGCTGGTGTGTGTGAGGAGGAACGGTGAGCGGCGGGTGAGCATGGAACGCCAAACCGTCCGCCTCCAAGAGGGGCCGTTGCACGGCCAGATCCGGCACATGCACCCCACCGCCAAAAGGTTCACCGAACAGATCGAGATCGACGTGGTGCAACGCGAGTACGGCGGCGTCGTGATCGACGTTCCGCAGTTCACCCTCGCCTCGTACAGGCGGGTGAGTGACGACGTGTTCGTGTTCTGCGCCACCCAAACAGCGATGGGCAGTCCTAACCCTGACTTCTACAAGGAGGAACCAATGTCCACTGCAACGCCTGATCCGATGCCGCCGGCGCAGCCTGTGCCGCCCGTCCAAGAGCCGGAGCCCGACGAGACGGAAGAGACCGAAGAGGCCACCGAGGAGACGACGGAAGAGGTGGAGGTCGAGTTCTGAATGGCCGAAACCGTGAACAGCACCCTGCCCGCCGTCCGCGAGAGCCGGTTGGACGACCTCGCTAGGTTGGGCACATGGCTTGCCTTGTCCGAGTCCGGCAGCGACAGCGAGAAAGCGAAGGGCGCAGCCGCGGCCCTTCGCTTGTACTACGCCTCGGAGCTCGGCTTGCCACCGTTGGCCGCGGCCGAGCTGTCGGTGATCCACGGCCGCCTCTTCGTCTCCGCCCAACTGTTGCGGGCGCTGGCCGAAAGACACGGCTACCGCATCCAACGCGTCGACGACAGCGACACCGCCGCCACCGCCGTCCTCTCGAAGGGCGACGTCGAGCTCGGCCGGTCGACGTTCACGATCGAAGACGCCAAACGCGCCGGCCTCGTCCGCGCCCGTTCACCGTGGGAAACCCACCCGGCCCGCATGTGCTGGGCCAGGGCATCCAAGAACGTGATCCAGGACTACGCACCCGGAGTCGCCTTGGGGCTCTCACTCGACGATGAGGCAGCCGAATACACCAGCACCCGTCGTAGCGAAGAGCCGATCGTCGTTCACGCGACCTACGTCGACGCCGACGACCCCGTCGAGCCTGATGAAGAAGAGGAGTCGAAATACGTGGCGCCCGCTTCGGTGCGCCAGGCGAACGAGCAGCGGGTCGAGGAAGAACTAGCCAAACACGCAGACCTCGTCGAGGAGTAAAACAATGGGTTCCTTCCGCTGGAGAAACTGGGATGAGCTAAACCAATGGCTCGAGCAGAAACAGTGTCAATGGTGCGGCCACATCGGACTCGACTTCGTCGGGCTCGGGAAACGCCCTAACTTCTCAGCGCTGATCTGCCCGGACCCCGACTGCGGCCGACACAACGGCTGGATGCCGGCACCGTTCGGCGAGATCCAAGCCTCACCACGAAGACGAGCGATCCGACAGCACCGTCTCGACGAAGACCGCTGCCACATCTGCCTCCGAACCCGAACGCAGGCACACGCAGCCGGAACCGACCTCCAGAAACACCACCTCCACGACCGCGCACGCCTCGTCGACAGCGGCGCCGAGCTCGACGACCTCCGCTACCTCTCATGGATCTGCGGAACGCCCTGCCATTCGATCATCACCGCCCTGCGACACGCCTACGGCCGTGACCTCACCATCGAGATCGAGATCCCCAACGACGACGACGTCGGCGACGTCGACCAGGCTGCTAGTTGATGAGCAACGACTGGATGATCGTCCCGAACTGGGAACGCTTCCAGCACTACGGGCTCGCCCGCCGGCCACTGTGGATCAAGAACTACATCACGCTGCTACACAAAGACGACTACCTCGATCTGCCATTCGCAGCCCGTGGATTACTCCACGGAATCTGGCTCGCCTACGCCGACCGCGACGGGCAGCTACGCCGATCAGACCTCGCATCGGCGTTACAGGGACGTGTCATCGACGCGCACCTTGCTTCGCTCAACCATGCGGGTTTGATCCTAAGTTCTGCTAGCAAGCCTCTACATCTAAGTACTAAAGAAGAAACGCCTCCCGATCTCGTCGTGCCGCCGACGAACATCCGGGTTGTCCACAACCAGAAACGCGAACGTCTCCACGACCAGCTCCTAGCTGCCGCACGTCGTTACGCAGCTGATTGGCATGGCGGTACGAGCGACGCTTTCGACGCCGGCCTCGACGAGCTCGAGCACCTGACCGGTTCACGCCTTGGGGCCGGCGATCGCTACCGCCTTTGGGATCAGGCGTTCCACCATCAGTGATGGCCAAGGGCAGTCACGTAACGAGGGGCGGTTGGGAGCCGAAGACGTGCGCGACGTGCGGCAAGCCGATCGTCATCACCCGCCAGTCCTGCACCAACTACTTCGACGACACCACGAACACCGCTTACGCCTGGCACACAACGTGTCCCAGACCCGTCACACTGAACACGGGAGGTGCCCGATGAACTACCGCACCGTCACGATCGGCGAAATCGCGTTGGTCATCATCGCGATCTTCATCGCGCTCGCCTACTTCAACGGCTTCGGCTAGATGAACGCCGAATGGAACTGGCAGAGACCAGCAATCACCGGCCCCTTCGCACAAGCCGGGAAAATGGGCGTCAACCACGACGACCCCCGCCAAGCAACCACGCTCTACGTCCACCGCCTCGACTCCAACAACACCGACCGGTCCGGCAACCTGATGCGGCTCACACCACAGAACGTCATCTACCTGCAGCAGAAGACCGCGGCTACGAGCTGGCACCGCTACGAATCAACCGGCCGGCCGACCCTCACAGGTGACTGCTGGATCATCCCCGTCCAAACCCACGCCGGCAGCGAATCCGGCACCGAACCGCCGAACGGGTCACCGCTGCTCGTCACCATCCCAGGCAACATCTGAGCCGCAAACCCGCATGGTTAAGCCAAAGACACGGCCGGTTTTTTGGTGGCGGACCGTGATGACCCCCGTTCCTCATCAGGAATTCCCCCCCTCTGGCTGATGCCGTCACGGTTGCGCGGATCGACGGCGGAGCGTGGCTACGGCCACGGGCATCAGACGATCCGAGCCCAGTTCAGGAGGCTGGTCTTGGCGGGCGGTGTGACATGCGCCCGCTGCGGCGGTCTGATCCGGCCGTGGGAGCCGTGGGATCTCGGTCACGTCGACGGCGACCGTTCCCGGTATTCGGGGCCGGAGCACAGGGCGTGTAACCGGGCGACCGCCGGCCGGAGGTTGCTGTGGGAGCCGCCGGCGCCGGAGCTCGCACCGGAGCCCGAGGGTCTGGACCGGTCGGATGCGGTATGGCGGGTGCCGTGGCTGAAGGGACTGCGGCGGGTGCCGAAGGACGCGACCTGGCCGAGGTTTATGACGGTGCCGCACCCGAACGCCGTTGGGTCGCTGGGCGCGGAGTTCATCGCTTGGGCGGAGAAGCGTTCCGGTAGGCCGCTGAGGTGGTGGCAGAAGCTCGTCGCTATGAGGCTGCTCGAGGTGGACGCGCAGGGCCGGTTGGTGTGGGAGACGGTGATCCTGTCGACCGCGCGCCAGGTGGGGAAGTCGTGGGGTATGCGGGAGATCTGTCTGTGGCGGATCGAGCAGGGCGAACGGTTCGGGGAGCCGCAGGACGTGATGCACACCGGCAAAGACCTCGCGATCTGCAAAGAGATCCAACGGCCCGCGCGGCTGTGGGCGAAAGCCCGCCCTGAGATCTACAAGGTGCGTGAGGTGAACGGGCAGGAAGAGATCGAATACCTCGCGGACGGCTCCCGCTGGATGCTCAGGGCGAAGGAGGCGGTGTACGGGTACGGCGTCTCGGTCGCGTTCGTCGATGAGGCGTGGAAAGTGAAGACGTCGAGCGTGGATGAGGGGTTGGTGCCGACGATGGCCGAGCGGGTGCAGCCGCAGTTGTGGCTCGTCTCGACCGCCCATAGGTTGGCTACGACGCTGATGCTGAGGCGGCGTGAGGTGGCGTTGAAGCAGCTGCGGGCCGGCGTCGGGGATCTGCTGATCGAGTGGTCGGCGCCCGGGTCGGCGGCGCTGGATGATTTGGAGGGGTGGCGGATGGCGTCGCCGCATTGGAACGACCGACGCGAACGGCTGATCCGCAGACAGCACGACGGGCTGCTCGCCGGCGAGATCGAAGACCCCGAAGAGCCCGACCCCGAACAAAGCTTCAGGGCGCAGTGGCTGAACCAGTGGCCCAGACAGGTGGCCCAGGACGCCGCCAGCGAAGCCCTCCTCCCTGCGGGTTTGTGGGAAACCTTGGCCGATAGCGATTGCGTATCGACCGGGACTGTGTACGTCG